TGATCCCTTAGTCGTTCTAAGAGGCTCTTCAGCTTGTCTCCGTTTCTATTAAGTAACGGGCAATCCATGATGCCTGTTAAAGATACACCTAGTAAACGTTCTTTCTCTGTTGTGTTTTGCCAACGCTTACGAATGTAATGAAAATCAGTTAACGTAGATTGAAAAGTACCCAGTATAGTAGCGTACTCAACTTTCTGCATTAAGCTTTCTTCTGTGTCATCATAGCGACACACTGCTTCTGTTAGATTACAGAATTGATTAGGTAACAAAATGATCTCACTACACGGATTAGTGCCGTAGTCAGCATCCTTAGAACGTCTATCAAATCGGCTTGCCTGTCTCTGTGCCGCACTTCTATTGAACATACCTCGTTCACCTGACTTACTCATGATCAGAGCAGTCCACTCTTGCATAAAGCTTTCTACGCTAGGACGATGAGTATAGGATACAGAGTTGTTAGCTAACGCTCTCTGAGGTTCTGTTAGATACCACTCACCAGCTTTAGCGTGACGCATACGATCATCATACAGATCACTTAGAGACAACAAAGCAGAGCGTCGTACACCGCCAGATACTACAACGTCACCAATCTTACAGACGATATCGTGACATTCAATAGATGAAAGCTTACGCCCTCTAGCGTCAATAAATATGTTAATGACAAACTTAAATAAGTCCTCTAAAGGTTCAGGTCCAGAAGCTCTACCACCAAAGATTTTAAGTCTAGAACCTGCAGGACGTATGTTACTGTAGTCTATCTTAGGTATACGATTAGTGTATAACAGACTGATAAGATCACGTAGGCTTCTAGCCCAACCTGTCTTGCTATCTGCTACCGAGATAAGATCATTAGTGTATTGAAATGACTCATCAGGAATATCAGGAAGATTGTTAACAGCGTTACGTTCTACAGAGAAACCTACGCCTGTACCATTCATTAATATATATAGTATTTCATCAAAGCATCGTGGATTATCTATAGGAAGATATGAGCAGTTATAACCAGATATGTTTTCTCTAGCTAAAGCAGGACCAGCAGTCATTAAAGCTCTCATAGATGGCATTACTTCTTGCTTCTCTATCATACCTCGTATCTTAGAAAAAGACTCTTCAAAGTTATTCCAAGAACCTTTAGTCTTACTTTCTAAACTGTTTACGTGATTAGACATAAAGGTAAGATAACGATCTATTGTCTCAGGCCAGTTTTCTCGTCTTGACTCTGTGTCATCCCAACGTGCATAACGACTCTTGTAGATAAAGGATTGATAACCATCAAAGGGTACGCTCATGCAGCACCTACTGTAACATTAAAGTTAGTAGTAGTATTAGTTAATGTTTTTTCTAAATCAGCGTACATATCCATTTGATCAGTAACTACTACCTTTTCTCCATTATCATCATCGTCTTCTTGTATATGTATTAACTTAGCTAGATACCACTTAGCTTTGTGTAGATCTGTTAGCTTGTTACCCTTATAGTTACAACGCCATAAATATTTAATGATGTTACCTTTTAGATAGTTTTCAAAACCACTAAGAGGCATAGAAGCTTGAATAGCGTCTATACATTCAATACCATATTCATTTAAGTTGTAGTGTGCAGGATGATTAACATCCTTATCAAAATTATTGTTATTCAAAAGTTATGCTCCTTTATCTGGTTCTTCTTCTTTTATACCAAATTTCATCTTAGAGGTCAATGGTAAATCTATAGTTTCTGTGTCTACGCTTTTCTTGTAATCTGCAAAATAAACAATAGGGGCTTCTTTTTTCTTATTTATTTCATCTTTAATTTTCTTGGTTAGAAACGTATACCCTTCTGAGACAATCTTTTCTGTGTCTTTCTCTAGAAGAGATAGTAGACCATACGCTACGCAAGTGCTAATGGAAGGTTCTAATACACCGTCTGTAGCTATAGCCTCAGTCTCTCTAGTAAAGTCAAAGATAGATACGTTAAAGTTACCGTGGCACTCTCCATCATTCTCTAGCACCTCTTCTAGCATAATAGCTACACTAGCTGTACCTTCTTCGCTACTCTCTTCAGAGGTTTTATCCAATATCTTCTCTAAAGCTTCTACACTCTCTAGAACTTTACTTTCTATTTCACTATCGTCTTTATCATCCATTCTTTAGGAACCTTTTTCTCTGCGTACATAAAATCATATTTGTCGCACCAACCACCATAAGTAGTCTTAGAGTGTTTGTGTAATAAGTTACGTGCATTTTGAAATATAAAACGTATATCAATATCAGGATGTTGTTGTTTAATAAGCTTATGTTTAGTTCTATCTAAAGAGGTAAGATATCCTTTAGTTTCTATGAAGAAGCCATACTCTATCAGATAAAAGTCAGGAGTATACTTTCTAGGTTTAGGAACATAAAGTATCTTAGTAGGCTCATAGGTAGCCTTAATACCTCTTTCTCTTAAATCTCTAGAGAAGTCTGCTTCAAATCTAGACCGATATCTTGCAACCAAACTATAGCTCCTCTACCTTATTGTATAACAACTCAGCTTCTGTAATACGTCCTGTATTGTAGTCATAGTACAGCTTAGTACATTGTCCTGTCAAGCCACTAAATCTATTTTTAATAATTCTAGCATAGGTTGTGTGTCTTTCTATGACGCAATCAGCTTGTCCGTTACGCTCTAGAGCTATAACTATGTCACTTAACTGACCTATTGAGTGTGAGCCTCGTATATCATTTAAACCCACATCAGCAGTGTTAGTCTCATGAGAACCACTAGAAGGTCTACGTAGATGTGATACCATAAAAAGACAGATACCTAGTTCTTGTACAAGTGTACGTAACTTAGTCACGCAAGAGTCAATAGTCTTTCTTTCATCCATAGAGTTTTCTTGTGAACTCACTAGTATACTGATGTGATCTAAAACAATGTACCTACATCCTAATGCTCTAACAAGATAACGTATTCTAGAGATGATGTTCTCTATTGTATTAGAACCAAAGTGATCAAAGAAGAAGAAACGATTAGAGCCTAATACTTCTTTAAAGGCTTCCTCGTACTCCTCATCCTCGTAAACAACATCAGGAAGATGTAAAGGCTTATTAAGATGTAACCCCATCAAGCTTTCAGCAGTAGCGCGAACACTTTCTTCCATGAACATAAGACCGATGTTCTCGTCAGTATTTCCGTAGATGTGATAGATAATCTCACGTAGAAAGCTAGATTTACCTATGCCTGTACCTGCACATATAGTTACTAACTCACCCTTACGAATACCGTAGGTCATATTGTTTATACCTTTAAAAGGGTAATCTACAATAGACTTTTCTGGACCTTTGATAAGAGTTTCCCATAAGTCTGTGCCAGCTACTATACCGTCAGGTGTAAAGCTATCTGAATTCCACCAATCAGAAGAGAACTCAGTCTGCTTAGACTCCATAAGATACTCAGAAGCATCTTTGTATCTCATGTTCATGATCTTAGCTTTAGGTGATAGTACTTCAGCTACCTTACGTGCATTCTCTATACCTACTTTATCATTATCAAAACATACAATGATATTCTCAAAGCTCATGAGATACTCGTAGTTATCTTCAACGTCCTTACAGGCTCCAGCCGCACCCGTCTTGATGCTTACGCAAGGCCACTTACTATCAAACATCTCATGCGCTGATAGAGCGTCTAACTCACCTTCACACAGAGTGATGTACTTACCGCCCTTTTTAAAGAGTTGTTGACCAAAAAGACCAGATTGACGTATATCTCCCTCAACAGAGAAAGACTTATTAGTACCGCGTACTTTGTTAGCTACGTGTTCGTTCCAAGAGTTATAGTAAGGATAGTAGTGTCTGTCGTTAAGAACTGTAACATTGTACTTGTGTGCCGTGTCTCTGCTTATCTTTCTACGTTTTAGTTCTTGTGTTTGCCCTACAGTAAGAGTACTGTTTTTAGTGGTTACTTTAATAGCTTCTTCTAGCTCCATGACTTCACCGTCCTTACGTACTTTGTTACAAGAGAAACAGAAAGACCCGTCCTCGTAGATGGTTAGAGCGTCACTACTACCGCAATCAGTGCAAGGAGCGTGTGCTTGTACTATCTTACTCATGTTACATTATCACTTTTTAAACGTTTTTGCCTAAAGAAACTAGCATGTTCTGGATTACGATGCATCCAGTACCTAGCATAGTATGCTGTATGGTTGTTACTAATCTTAAAACTTTCGTTCTCTATATTCTCTACAGTCTCTACATCCGTATGCCACCTGATCCTTTCAAAAATAGCTTTGGAACTGTAATGTTTATGCCCTCTTGCAATAACTTGAAAAGTAAACTTATTAAACAAGGCATACACTGAAGGGTTAGCTTTATGAAATTTGCACCAAGCTAATTTTAATTTAGAATATTCCATCTCATCTCTCCATTAATCTCTATAACACTTCTACTACATTAGGTTCTTTTAATATTTTAGTGAAGTGTTTCCATCCATTAGAATATTTAAATGTTCGTAATCCTACGCCATCATTAGAGTCTGCCCAACATCTGTATTTGTAGTCACAGAAAGAGCAACCTTTATCTATTATTCTGTTACCACTAGCACCTTCAGGTTTATCTTGATGGCATTTATCTGGAATTTCTTTAGAGTCTATTACTTTCTTTATATGTCGTATTCTAGCAGGAGCGTCTATAGTCATTAGCTCATCCATTTGTAGTAGACATAAATCACCACTATTCTTATTAATGGTAAAGAAAGCTCCTTCTTCTAGTTCCATACCTTCCATGTAAGAGCTTATCTGTGCAATGTAACCAAAGGGATCATCGTTTTCTAGAGTACCATCTTTAAACTTTTTAAAGCCATAGTCGGATGCAGACTTAACATCTACTAGCACACCGTCAATAACAGCGTCTATGTGTCCTTTAATACCTTCTACTATAACTTCAGCTTGTTTATGTTCTACCTTATGTCCTGCCTCTGTAGCAAGATACAAAAGAAGAGCCTCTAATATGTGTCCATAAAAGAAGCGCATACGTAACTGTGGTGTTTCTTTACGTGGTATAGGATCATTAATCTCATACCAGAGTTTACGATCATCACGACCTACAGCAGAAAGACGTAAACGCTTACGTTCTCCCTCATAGGGTTGTAGAAAACGTTCTACCTCTTCTTGCATTACGCTAAGAAACTCTTTTAGATTATCTTGATCTAACTCTTCTTTACCATGCTGTAATAGATGATGTATATCGTCTATCAACGTATATATCTTTTTTGGTTTACTTGGAAGTGGCATAGTTTCTCCTTAAAATTAGTATCTAGCAACCCCAACCCTCGTTACTAGATGTTTCATCTCTTATTACAAGATGACCCCTACTATTGTACTTAGTCTATAACTCTACAAATCTTCTACTGTATCGTTAATGTCTAAGTTGTTTAAAACATAACCATCTTCTTCTTCTAGATCATCATCACCAACGTAGTCTTGAAAATCTACTACCATTACAGTATTAAGTGAAAGACTTCTACCAGACTTTCCTTTATATACCCAATCAAAAGGATGAACAGAGCATTTAACAGTGCTTCCATTACCAATTTTGATTTTAGGCGGCCATACTTGTTTAGACGAGTCTATAACTTTAGGAGCGCGTATCGTCTTAGCAATTACGTACCTACCTTTACTTTCTTTGTCACCAGTACCTTCTTTAACTTCAACACCTGCTTTTTCAAGTGCTTCAATATCCTTCTTACCTAACTGACAGATATCAATCTGGTACTTTTTCGACATATCATTAATCTCGTGAACACACGCCCATTGTCCTACGCCTTTAATAATCATTTTTGGTAGATTAGCCATATCATTTTTTTCCTATTTAATGTGTTTCAGCCCAATTAGCGCCAACCTTACTGTCAGCATTCAAGGGCAACCGAACCTTGAGCATACGCCCTGCTTCAAGCATTGTCAAGTCTGCTCCTTCTTTTATTTTATCAACATCATTTTGATGAACTTCAAACTGCATCTCATCATGAATTGTGTTGACCAAGTAGGCACGTAGCTTCTCTTTATGTATAAAATTTTCCATACAGATAGACCATTGCTTACAAGATATTGCTCCTGCACCCTGTAATAGAGTGTTTAGTGCTGCGTGTTGATGTCTAACATATATTCTCCTTCCATCTAAACCTTGTAACGAACCTTTCTCTGCCATACCTTGTACCTTAGTTATTAAGGCATCCAGTGATGGCATATTAGCTAAGAAATCTCTCTTTAATCTAGCACCGTCTTTAGCTGTACCGCCTACAACGCTACCTAGTTTCTCAGCACCAGCGCCATAAAGAAATGCATATATAAACGTCTTACTTTGAGCGCGAGTACTTAATCCAGCGGCTATTCTATTAGTCTCATGTGGATCACCATTAACCACAATGTCCATATACTCTTGATCACGCATATAGTGTGCTAACATACGTAGCTCTAAACCTTTAGCGTCCATACCAACTATTCTGTGGAAACTGTCAGGTACAGTAAAACAAGCTCTGCACTCTGTACCATATGGTTTATCTACTGCGACAATATTAGCCATGTTAGGATTAGAATGAGTCATACGTCCTGTAACTGCACCCATAGTATGTACTGTACCATGTAATCTATTGTTGTTGTCCAAATTCTCTAACCATGCTTCTACGGTCTTCCAGCGTGTCTCTAGCATCTTCCATTCTGCTAACTTCTTAGCAGCTTCTGGAGCCGTATTCACTACAGTGGCTAGATTCTCTTCACATACTTTGGGAGAGCCTTTAGGTGTAAAGACTTTAGGCTTCCATCCGTACTCATCAAGACGCTCTATAATCTGTTTAGGACTAGCTAGATTAAAATCTCTAAACTCTATAAGAGAGAAGTTACCACCTACATTCTCTACAGAGGACAAACCTATCTTAGCTAATGTACCATCCTTCTTGTACTTTGGCACAACTTCTCTAATTAACTTAGCTCTGGGAAGAAAATGTTTTTTAATCTCTTTCTCTATATCAATAGCTTTCTGTTTAGTCTCTGCAAAGAGAGCTACAGCTTTACGTTTATCTACAAAGAAACCATGTTCCTTCTGTCTGTGAATAATGTGTGCTATCTCATGCTCTAGCTCTACACTCTTATCAGAAAACTGTGTACCTTCTCGTATTAATCTACTGTATACCTTCTCAGTAAGTAAAACGTCACGAATGCAATAGTCTAACATCTCTTGCGAGTACTCTGAGAACTCATGATAATCTATCTTACCGTACTGTAGTAGTTGCCCCCAATTGTTAAGAGAGTGACCACCTTGCCTTTCAGGATTATACAGGCGAGACAGAATGAGTGTGTCTATTACATTTTTGTAGTCTATCTCAGTACTCCATAACGAGTTAAGTACTGGTATGTCAAAACCTATACCGTTATGTGCGATGAACACATCATCAGCTTGTAGGTAAGCTAGTAGTGAAGATTTATCTAGAAAGTGTAAAGCTTCACCAGTGTTTAGCTCCTTGCAGACTACGCACCATATCTTAGTAGATTTTAGTCCATCTGTTTCAATGTCTATTATTATCTTTCTAGTCATCTACAGTTTCCCAACGATAAAATATGTGATCATCTATTTCAACTGTTTTAGTTTTAGTTGAAGCCCAAGACGGTAATACATAATCAGCGTGATAGTGAGTAGCACCATCTGTTATGTCTAAGTACTTTACCTTACCCTTAATAATTTTATTAGCTAGTAATAGAATACTGTTATAAGCTTCTATGTCTGTAGGTTTATCACTTTTTCCATCACAATACCAGCTAAATTGACATTTATTTTTAATAGGGTGTCTAATTCCATTGTTTTTCCAACTTAACCTAGTAGGAGCTTGCTGTACTACTTCACAGACAGTGTTAGGGTATCTTTTATCTCTAACTCTGTTGTAGACTACGTTAGTCACGGCTAATAATCCTGCTATATTCTGGTTACGAGCTTCAAAGTACATATTGAGTGCTAAACACTCTGCCTCTGGTGTACCCGTTAAAAGTTTGGCTGTCAATAGTAAAGTTTTCATCAAAAAGTCCTTAGTAATGGAAAAGGTGTGTATATATACTACTATTACTATATATACTACTACTATTACTATATATACTACTACTACTACTCATAACTACTATTCTCTTTATACTTATTACGTAGGTACTTAGTTTTTAATTGAACTACTTTTTGAGAATATTTAACGCTATGCAAATCTCTAGCAATAGGGTTTCTTATTTTTGTGTGTTTTTTAATTGAGTGAAGCTTCTCTAAATCTTTTTGTCTTCTTCGATAACTCATTCTCTAACCCTTTTTTATCAGAAAAATAATGCTTGACCTTGAGAAAAGGTTGATTTAGTATACAGTCATTAAATATTTATGCAACCTAATTAATAGGATTAACATAATGAAAAAAACAAATAGACAGAAAATAATAAATATAGTAGGTAATAATATCTTTCATGTAGCTTTTATTAAAAAGAATGGAGATACTAAAGAAATGACTTGCCGCCTTAACGTAACAGCACATTGCGGAGAAGGAAAGCAAACTGCTGATGAGGACAAGTATCTAGTTGTGTACGATATGTCTCGTAAGAGATTTAATGTTTCTAAAGAAGATAAGAGACACTTTTATCGTAATGTTAATATGGACACGATACAGTACATACGTGTCAATGGTTCAACACATAAACTATAAGGGGCTACTATGCCTGTAATAAAACAAAGTAAGCTACATGAGAATGATCTAGTTGACAATGAAAGAGTAACGTATGTCTATTACGAAAATGAGAAAGAAGTAGGCGGTGACTCTCTGACTAAGATGCTAAGACGTAGCCTACAATTAAACTCTTTTCCGCTAATAGTCAAGAAGAGAGGTGGTGTAGAAAGTACATCTTGGATAAGTGATCAAGAGTGTGATTATTATATACCACTATTTGATAAGAGATACGACATTATAGTACAGCGGCTACAGAATAGTTGTGTAGTTGTGTTTCCTATAGAGAATATGCTATCTGAGGAGTACTCTGAAACGTATTTTGATAAATATAGCTCTAAGTTTATTGATCACATACGTCCTAAGATTACGCACATATTAAAAGATTATGAACCTAGAAAATTTATAAAGGAAAGGAATTAAAATGACTATAGATTACTTTAAAAAAGATATTGAAGCTGAAAAGATGTACCCTATCAACCCTATACTTGAGACAAGAGTAACGCATACCGAGTTAATAATGCGTCATGCTAAGTTCTATGACTATAAGCGTCTGTGGGATTGGAAGTTAAAACAACAACAAAAGGAAATAAGGGATGCCGCAAGAGCGTAAAATATATGAGACTAAGAAAGACCTACATAATGAAGGTGTGTTGGTAGAGCATATGTACGATAAACTTAACTACGGCACTCTAGTCAAGCTACCTATGAAGTTTAAGATAGACTATGCTGAGTTAGGACGTATGGGTGACGGCAGTAAATCTATTGTATCTCTTATCGAACTAAAGAACAGAACCTGTACTAAAGCACAATACTCTAGCTATATGCTTTCTGCTGATAAGTTTAAAGAGGGTTTGCAGTACACACAGAACTTTAATGTGTCTTTCCATTTAATAGTTAAGTGGGTAGACTCTATAGGCCGTTACATTATGAAGAAGAACGATTACTTCTCGTTAGGTCTTAATGGCAGATACGACAGAGGTGATTGGCAAGACGTTGAACCAGTAGTATATATACCTATAAAGGAGTTTGAAAATGTTAGTTAATAATTGTTTTGTCAGCAAATTAAAAGAACGTATAGTTAAGTTGTTTAGTTTATTTCGTAGTAGCCCTAAACACACACCTCTCATACCTACTAAACCCTTTAAAGCTAAAATGCCAAGAGGAAAGAGTAGATCATGAATAGCTTACGAGTAGATAAAGCTGCTAAACATCTACAAGAAGGAAGTGATTACGCTAAGTATGACGTAGATGGTGACGGTATAGTAACAGATGAAGAACTTAAAACTATACACGCTATTAATGCAGAAGATAAACAGATAGCTCAGAGGAGAATGTCTTGGGTGGCTATGTTGTCTATGATATTTTTTACACTGTTGGTGTTTTTACCTATCTTTCCAGACAGTAGAATAAAAGCACTTGCAGATTTGTTTGGATTGTTCTATATTGGTCAAGCTGGAGTTGTAGGCGCTTACATGGGTATGACTGCTTATATGTCAAACGGTAAAGGAAGGTAATGTCTAAACATAAAGTAACACCTATATATACCTATGATTGGTACATTAAATGGTGTGCATCTATTACTCTTATTTTTGGTATGATTACAACATCACAGAACTTGTACCCTTACAATCTATTCATCTCTTTGGTAGGTTTACTAGGGTGGTTGTTTGTAGCAATGGTATGGAACGATAGAGCTTTAATTATAATCAACGCTGTTGGTGTTACTATATACATTAATGGTATCATAGCATGGGTACTATCTACTCATGTAATTATAAACTAGAAAGGAAACAAAATGTTAGTAGTAGTAGTAATCGTGTTAGCTGGTATCTTTGCAGTAGATACAGCACAAGACTATAAGTACGTAGGTTATCATGAGTGTAGTCAAATAGGTTACGTAGCAAGTGAGAACGTCACGGTGTATCCTGCCTCTGTAGATATGGGAGATAGGATTAATAACTACATTCTTTTTAAGAAGG